CTACTCATTATTGACTGGGTCAACAGTTGCCCTAAACGTACTAGAGTATCGGTACCATCTCTTTAACATCTTCGATTCAGACGTCGGAGGCGCCGCCTCTGACACCCGAGTTTGGATGTTACGAGGGAATGGTAACGCCGCGAACTCAGTTTCAATCTCTCGGAACTGAGTCCACAGGTTCTCAAGGCTCTCCCAGTCAAGGGAGCATCCCGGAGAGTCCGAAGATGCCTGAGGCAATAAGATTTCCTCTAGCTTAGTACGAAGGTCTCGAGCGGTTATGACCACATCCATAAAGGCCTCCCTGTACACGGTCTCATTCAAGGAATCGACCACCTCGCTAGGCGTGGTGGCTTCAATCCCTGGATGATTCGATGCACGGTCGGGCCCTCGTGGTGTCGTGCCATAATGTTCACGATCCCTATAGACCGTCCCTAACCTCTTAGCCAAAGCTATCAGCTCTGAATAAGAGTCTAGGTATTCGAGTATGAGTTTTACCTCTTGCTCGAAGAATAATCTACAGAGACCTTGAACCCTGGTCATGGAGGTCTTATACAGGGAGGTTACCGATTTTAAGGGTAGCCAACCTTTTAGACCTTTATAACCAGGCCCCCCAGGACCGTAGAACGTGATTATATAGTTACGCAATCGTTTTGGGAGACTGAAGAGGCGTTTTGATGCTGAAGCCTTCGCGCGGTACCCGTAACCTAAGACAGATAGCATCTGTCCAAACGTTAGTGAGTACTTACGCGTTAGCTCCAATAGGCCAGCTAGGGAAAGCCGGCCCACCACAAACTCGGCAAATGGAACCATTGATACGTTCACTCCGTTAAGGAATGTCCGTTTCGCAAATTCCAGCGCCTTGCCTGATGTTGAAACTAAGGACTTGTGGTCCCCAATCCCGACATCTAGTGCCCTCATTATCCCAGCGTATTGTTTGGCGACACAGTCACGGGCTATAACTACGTCATCTCCCAAGATGGCGTAGCCCTCGTACCATGGCTTAGTAGCGGTAAGTACGCCCGCCTTAAAGGCGGACCACTGAACGATTGCATGGTGTAGAAAAGCCAGCATCGCCCAAGAACTGAGCGCACCCATTGGTTGTCCGGTAGCATACTGGACATATCCCAGCTCAGAAATCGATTGAGAACAACCGTTTCCAAACTTGATCGTCTTGGGACAGTGATACTTACGACCAACCATTAGGCAACCCCACAGCTCTGCCCCCCAACTTGTTAAGAAGGGAGACAGTAGTACTTTTTGAAGTACGATGGGCAGACGATCGGTGGCGGCTGACAAATCAAATGAATACAAAGAAATTGGTTTTGAGAATTTCTTCTCATTAGCTTCTTTCCAAGCAAACAAATGACGAATCGGACGCTCCTGATCGAATGTACCATCCTGTGGTATTCGCTCCAATAACCCAAAGATCGCTTTATGTAAACGATCAAAGAGCCATTGTGTCCAAGGATCGACCATGGCAAACACTCGGACCTTACCGGCTGGTTCCGGTTTGAACCCCAGTTTTCCGAGCCAATTTGTTGCTTCAAAAGGACACTTCGGTCCCTTTGAGGATAAGGGAAGGGAATCCTCCCAAACCCACAACTCTTTGGCCCAGAATTCTATTCGATTCAACACCCACTGGTTAGACGTCATTTTACACCAATTTTGCAAAATTGGGTACAGAGGACTGTGTAGCCATGTGTATGCTGAAGCCAAAATAGATGCGGGGGACGTGCTCTGAGCTCCGCTCGGAGCATTGTCCGGTCGCACCGCGGGTCCAGACTTAGAAATCAGGAACGGTTTGGCCCGAAGTCCCTTCAAGAACTCCAATGGACCCTCGCCCTCCTCACTCCACAGTGCGTCAGTCACTGTTCCATCGCAATGGAATAGCTTCTTAAGCACGTGGGTAAAGTGGTTGAATACGAATTGACTAAATTCGTAAGTCATAAGAGGGTCGCCACCGTATTCTTGCGTGATGGTACTTATTTTCACCTTTCCTGGGAACTCTAAGACTCGGTATAAGCCGAATAGAGTTGCCCAGAATCGGATCGTCCAAGTATCACCCGTCCGAATACGTGCCCGGTGAAGGGCTGGAATCAATGAAGGGATCCCACCATGCGTTCGACCGACTCGGGCCCCAAAGGGCGTCAAATCGTGTAGTCGTTGCCCGCCTACCACCTGTTGGAGCATAGAAGAGCAAGCCTTGAGATAAATCACAAGATACTTGATTCCTCCATGTTTATACAACCGGTGATAGGTGGCTAACGTAGTGATTACCACTTTGACAACTGAAAGGTTAACTCTCCGTCCCAGAAGTGATACACATCCTAAGATGTGCACCACAGCTGGACGCCCAAGTTTTACCTTGAGCATGGCATTAAGAGACGAATAGGAGCTTAGCAGTCGAGAATACGCACGACCAAGCGTTCGCTTGATGTTTGTGTTTATTGT